TCGCCGATCAACCGGAAGCTGGCCGCGGGCTTCGCGGACTGGGGCGCACCGGACACCTGCACGGTTGATGGGCGGCAGTCATGGGTCGACCTGCAGCGGATGGCCGTGCGGACATGGGCCGTGGAGGGCGAGTTCTTCGCCATCAAGCACCGGGGCAAGCAGGTGAACCGGTACGGCTTCGCCCTGCAGCCGATCGACCCCGACCTCGTCGACCGCACCCACAACCAGCGGCGAGGTACTGCGCGCAATGAGATCCGCATGGGCGTGGAACTGGATGATCTCGAGCGGCCGGTCGCCTTTCACGTCCTGACGGAACACCCGAGCCGAGGTGCGCGGACCCGCAAGCGCATCCCGGCCGAGCAGGTGGTGCACCTCTTCGAACAGCTGCGCCCCGGCCAGACCCGTGGCGTCCCGCGTGGTGCGGCCGCGATGGCGCGCCTCAAGATGGTGGACCAGTACGACGAATTCGAGCTCGGCGCGGCACAGCTGTCGGCAGGTCTGGCGGTGCTCTTCAAGCAGTCGGCTGACGCGCCGGAGTTGCTGGGTGAGGACGGCAAGCCGTTGCCGGCCGAGATCCCGCTGGCGATCGAAGCGATGATGGGCAAGCTCCTGCCCCCTGGCGTGGACCCCTTCACGCTGGCCTCTGAGCACCCCACCACGGCCTACGAGGCGTATTCGCGCGCGTCGCGTCGCGATGTAGCGGTCGGCTACGGCCTCGCGTACTCCACGCTCACTGGCGACCTGACGCAGGCGAGCTACGGCTCGCTCCGCGACGGCTCACTCAAGGAACGCGACCTCTTCCGCGGCTATCACCGGATGTTCGCGACGCATTTCTGTGCGCCGATCTACCGGGCATGGCTGGAGCAGGCGGTGCTCACCAACGCCATCACGCTGCCCTCCCAGAACGCGGACGAATGGAACGCCGTGGCCTTCTCGGGTCGTGGCTGGCCGTGGATTGACTCGCTGAAGGACATCACCGCGACCGAGCGCGAGATCAAGCTCGGCCTCAACAGCCGACAGGCCGCCGCCCGTGCGATGGGTCGCAACTACGAGGACGTGTTGCGCGAGACGAGCGAGGACTTGGCGGAAGCCGCCGCGTGGGGCGTGCCCGTGATGGGCACCGAGAACGTAGTCGCCACCGGCGCGCCCGCCACCACGGAAGGAACCGACGATGACAGCACCGACGACTGACGCCCCCGAGCGTCCCGACTACCTGCGCGGGAAGCCGGACGGGTACGACCAGCGCGCGATGACGCTGGTGGTCGAGACCCGTGCGGACGATGCCGCCGACGATGGGCGCGTCCAGATCGCGATCTCCAGCGAAGAGCCCTATGAGCGGTACGACTGGTACACCGGCGAGAAGTATCTGGAGGTGCTCGACCATCGCGCCGAGGCCATCGACCTCAAGTACGCCGCGGACGGCATGCCGTTCTGTCTCGACCACGACCTGAGCCGCATGGTCGGGCTGGTCGAGAACGTGCGCGCCGACGGCGACCTCCGACTGCGTGGGCTGGTCCGCAAGGGCAACCACCCCGACGCGGGATGGGCGTTCGCTGACATCGCCGCCGGCATCCGCAAAAAGATCAGCGTCGGCTACATCCGCGGCGACTACGAGCTCTTCACGCTCCCGGACGGCCGCGAAGCGCGCCGCTACCGGTGGATGCCCTACGAGGCGTCGAGCGTGCCAGTGCCCGCCGACTACAACCAGGCAGGTGTGGGACGGAGTGCGGCCGGGGCCGCGCCGATTCCCGAACAGCAGACCCCGGACAGCCCGCCCGAAGGGGCGAAGGAGAAGACGATGCCGGAGACGGTGATCGACGCCCCGGACACCGGGGCCAAGTCCGAGCGGGAGCGCATCACCGCGCTGCGCGACCTCGGCAAGAAGTACGGGATGCAGGAGCGCGCCCTCGATTGGGTCGCCGACAACATCTCGGTGGACGCCGCCAAGGACGAGATCATGGCGAAGCAGGCCGCTGACGCCCCGCGCGACGGATTCGTCCGGTCGGGCGACGGCATCGAGCGGCGCGACGGGTCGCTCAAGGAGTTCGAGACCGCGGGCGAGTTCTTCCAGGCGGTCGCGCGCTCGGCGATCCACCCGCACGCGATGGACCCGCGCCTCAAGCAGCGCGCGGTGTCGGGCAACTCCGAGGGGCTCGCCCCCGAGGGTGGGTTCGCGGTCACCAAGCCGGTGCAGCTGGCGGTCACCGAGGAGCTCTGGAACACCGGGCAGATCCTGCAGCGCGTGAACCGGATTCCGGTCAGCGGCAACGGGATCAAGCTGGTGCGCGTGGACGAGACCAGCCGCGTGGATGGCTCGCGTGGTGGCGCGGTCACGGCCGAGTGGACCCAGGAGGGCGGGAAGCCGACCGCCGGCAAGATCAAGCTGCGCGAGCACAACCTCGACCTGAAGAAGCTGACGGCGCTGGGCTACGCGACCGAGGAGCTCCTGGAGGACGCGCCGGCGCTCGAGGCCGAGATGGTGAAGGCGTTCCGGTCGGAACTGCTCTTCAAGGCCGAGGACGCGGTGATCAACGGCACCGGCAACGGCCAGCCGCTCGGCATCCTGAACGCGAACGCGCTGGTCACGCAGGCGATCAACGGGTCGCAGAACATCGGGAATACGCCGACCTACATCGCCGAGAACCTGTCGGCCATGCTGTCGCGCATCCCGGCCCCGCTGTGGGGCAACGCGGTCCTCATCGCCAACCCGTCGCACCTGCCGACGTTCGTCACGGCGACGGTCGGTGATCAGCGGATCTACATCCCGGCGGGCACCGCGGGCATGCAGATGCCGACGATCCTCGGCGTGCCGGTGATCTGGTCGGAGTACCCGGCCGCGAAGAACGCGGCGGGCGACCTGATCCTCGCCGCGCTGAACCAGTACGACGTGGCCGAGAAGTCGGTCGGCCCGCAGTTCGCCACCTCGGCGCACCTCCGCTTCGACTACGGCGAAATGACGTTCCGCTTCACCTACCGCCTCGACGGGCAGCCCGGGTGGCGCTCGGCCGTCACGCCCTACAAGGGCGCGGACAGCAAGTCGCCGTTCATCACCCTCGCGGCGCGTAGCTAACCCCCGATCACGGGAAAGGAGTACCTGAAATGGCAAGCACCATGACGTTCCCGGATCGCTTCGGGATGACCGTCGCCCTCAAGCCCGCCACTGACGCGGCGGGTCGCACGGGCGACTATGTGCGGATCAGCGAGGCGCACCGCGCCTATCTGGTCGTGATCATCAACCAGGGGGCCTCCAACACCGTTCAGGTGTCCCTGAGCAAGGCCACCGCCGCGGCCGGGTCTGGCGCCACCGCGGTCACGGAGACGCTGCGCATCTGGGCCGCGCAGGACGTGGAGACCACGAACGTGCTGGCTGCCCAGACGGCAGCCGCGTCGTTCACCACGTCGGCCACGACCACGGTCAAGCAGATCGTGTTCGAGATCAACCCGGGCGAGTTGGGCGCGACCTACGACTTCGTGGCACCGGTCACCGGTGCTTCGAGCGCGTCCAACATCACGGCCGCCTACGTCATCACCGAGCCGTTCGTCGCCTTCGCGGGTGGCGACAACATCATGGCCGATTGATGACCCTGCTCCTACGGCAGGCGCGTCGGTTGTGCCGCGGCTTCGGGTCTCTCGAGGTCGTGGCCGCCGGTGGCGTCTGCCGTGGGTTGCTGGATGACGTGGAAGCACCGGAAGGGACGGGTTACGACGGGCAGACCCGATTGGTCAACCGTCGCACCCTGACCCTTGCGACGCAGGACGCGATCGAGATCGGGCTGGCCGTAGAACAGACGGTCACGATCGGCGAAGAGGACTACAGCGTGCGAGACATCCGCAAGCAGGCGGATGGGCTGATCACGCTGGTGACGCTGGCCGCGGTGCGTCGCCGTGTTGCTTGAGACGGTGCGGATCGTGGCGGATTGGCTTGATGACGCGACGCATGGCGTCAATGCCGTGCTCGCCACGCTACCGACCGACGGGAGCGATCCCGTACCGGCTTCGGTGGTCGTGATCGAAGAGACGACGAACGATCGGGCGGCGATGGGTCGCCCTGCGGACACGATGGACCCCATTGCTGCGGACCCGAGTCCGGTGTTGTCGGTGGCGGCGCTGTCCCTGGACGATGCGGCCCCCCAGATGGCCGATCCGATCGGTGATGTGACGGTGCGGGTGCTGGTGCGCTTCGAGATGCGCGGTGTGGACCCGTCAGACGGACGCCGCGACTGCTACCAGACCTTGCGCGCCGTGGTGTTGTCGCTCCGCAACCTCGCGCTGGAAGCGAACGCGGCGACACGGACCCGGAACGAGGTGGCGCTCTACGCCTGCGAAGAGTTGCGCGTGGAGCCGGGGCCGCCGGAACTGATGGACGCAGGCATTTACGGGCAGGTCGTGGCGGCGTGGGCCGTCCGTGACTTGGCCGCCACTTAGGAGGGCCAGATGGCCGCGACGCATTTCATGATCAACGGACAGGCCGTCCCCTGCCCTCCCGATGTGGAGAGCGAGGGGCCAGCGGCCATGCAGGCGTGGTACGACAAGCAGGTGGCGGCACCGGCCGCACCCCAGAAGGCCGTGAAGCCGGCCGCCGACCCCAAGCAGGAGGGCTAACCGATGGCCGCCCCAGCGAAGCGCAGTCTCGTCTACGGATTCCTCCTCAAGAAGGAATCCACCTACGGCACCTACACGGCCCCCTCGGCCTCGACCGACGCGCTGCTGATGCAGTTCTCGGATCGCTACCAGGCGTCGGTGGGCGTGGAGGCGTTCGACTTCGACGGCGACCTCGGCCCATCGTCGGCCGATCTCGGCGAGCTCCGCCGCGTGCGGCCGAGCGGCAAGAGCATCGCGGCCGACATTCCGGTGCGCTTCAAGGGCGCGGGCGTGGCGTATGCCGCGGGCACGAAGCCGGAAGTCCACACCGCGCTCGAGGTGTCAGGCTTCACGCCGACCGGATCGTTCACGGCCTCTTCGGAGAAGTACACCTACGCGCTGACCGGTGATGTCGCCAACCCGTCGAGCGGGTCGGGGATCTTCTACGGGCACGGCGAAGAGCGGAAGGGCAAGGGGCTGGTCGCCAACTGGTCGTTCGCGTTCGACAACCAGGCGCCCCCAATCCACACGTTCCGCTTTCTTGGGATCTTCGAGGGCAACCTCGCCGACGCCGCGGTGCCGGCCACGACCTACCTCTACCCGTCCATCGTGCCGCCGTTGGCAGGGCAGATCACGGCGACCATCGGTGCATGGGGTGACGCGATCATCTACGGCGGGTCATTCGACATGGGCCGCCAGATCGACAACCCGCGCGTCCCGCTCAACAACACGGGCACGCACCTCGGCGTGTTGCCCGGTGGGCACCAGCCGCGGCTCCGGTTGACGATCGAGCGGCCGGCCATCAGCGCCTACAACTACGAGACGAAGCGTGACACAGCGGTCGCCGAAGCCATCGCGCTGACATTTGGCTCCACGCAGTACAACCGCTGGAAGCTGAACCTCGACACCACCTACCTGATCTCTGCCACGCCGTCCACACGCGGCAGCGTGGCGACGCTCGACCTCGAATACGCCTGCGTCAACTCGGCGCTGGGCACCGAGGACGCGGTTGAGGTCGTGTTCGACTGATGGGCTTCAACGCCGATGCGTTCGCGGCAGCCCATCGGCCGTGGACTCTTACCCTGCGGGGTGAGGAGTTCACGGCGGTGGACCCCAGCGCCGACGAGGTGGTGCGGTTCCGGGCCGAGATGGTGGCAGCCGGGGATGACATGCAGGCACAGCGGGCCGTGGTGCGGCGGTTCATCCGCGCACGGTTCCCGTGGCGGATCAGGTACCTGTGGCGCGGTGATCCGGTCGGGCGATTCCTCGCCCTGCCGGCCGCGGCGCAGGAGGCGGCGCTCATGTCGCTTTTTCTCCGATTGGGGGCGATGCAGACAAGCCGCCCCCAGCCGAAGGGACGTGGGAATGGCTCCGAGAGCAGAACCGCGACAAGTACGACCAAGGCGGGCGCCCCCTCGCCTTCGAGGTCGCTCTTCTCCACCTGACCGCGGCGTATCCGGGGCTGGTGTACGCGCCGAAGCGATGGCGCACGCGGGATGGTGTGATCCCCTACCGGCTCTTGTGGGCCTACGCGCGGGGGCTGGCAGTGATCGGAGCGCGGGAGCGGTTGGGGCTGGCAGAGGGGATCGCGTTGGCGATGGCAGGTGAGGCCGCGCAGGACATGGCGCAGCGGACGTTAGAGGAGGCATACCCCGGGTGAACAAGGTTCTCGAAGTCGTCCTCAAGCTCACGGATCAGTTCAGCGCCCCGCTCCGGCAATCGGAGACGGGGCTGCAGGGCTTCGGGTCCAAGCTCGGCGACCTCGCGAAGAACGCGGTCACGTTCGGCGCCATTGCAGTAGGTATCCGGAAGGGCTTCGAGGCGTTGGACGAGTTCCGGGTCGCCACGCTGAAGCTCGAGGGCACGGCGAAGATCACCGGGGTGGCGCTGGCCGACTTGAACGCGATTGCCCAGGGCGCGCAACAGCAGTTCGGGTTGAGCAAGGCGCAGGCGGCGGACTTCGCGGTCGAGATGGCGAAGCTGGCGACCAAGGCGGGCGACGTGG